GTCATATCGCTGAACAATCTTGTCTGTATCGAACTGGCGTGAACCGCCTGAAGATAGGAGAACTAGGTCGAACTGCTTATGTCCTGCATCATCGTAAAGCGTTGGGAATACAACACCCTCTTGCTCGTTACGCTTAATAGAAGTAACGATGTTTTGAACTGTTGCTAAAACATTTGCTTGCTCGGCTGTAGCCGCACTTGATAGGTACTCAGGTGGTACATAGGCAACTGGTAAACCTGCTAAATCGCGCTCAATACCGACTGCTTCAATTTCTTCAATACGGCGCTTGAAGAACCAAGGGCGATATGCGTTACGAAGAATTGAGCGACCCTCTGGGTTATTTTTGGCTGTAGTTGTACGGAACAACAGAGCCTTCTCGATAGGAATAATGTGTGTTCCGCCCGATGATGGGTCGGTCTGCTCCATTGCTTGAATTCCACCGCGCTCGTCAATCTGCCAGCGGAATAAAGTTTCTTGGGAGCGGATAGGTAACTTGCGCCATCCAATTTTGTTATCTGTGTGCTTAGAACGCTTAGATGGGTCTTTGGCTTCTGGACCTGTACGGACTTTGTAAACAATCTCGTTATAGGAGTATCCGTAAACGAGCATCGAAAGAATTTGAGAAAGTGTTTGGTCCCAAGAATCTGACATATCGTGCAAGCAGGAATCAATAAATGCGGCGACTTCTTCATCTTCAGGCTTTACATCGCCATCTTCAGAATTATCTGAATATGGGTCTACACGCCATTCAAGGCGTGTAATAACTTTCTCAATTGCATAAAGCATCGAACCAATTGTCGGGTCGTTGTCTGCCATCTCACGATAAACGCGAGCGCCACGAAGTCCACGGAGATTAACGAGGAATTCTTCATAAACCGTTCCACCAGAACGGCGTAAACCCGTAGAGCCGAGTTCCTGTAAATCTGGCTTTTCTGCCATTGCTTCCCTCTACTCTTTAGATGCTAGTCCGACAAGAATTTTAATAGCCTGTTCTTCGTTGAACCCTGCACTTTGCAACTCCGTGAATAATTCATGGGTTTGCACCGCGAAGGCTCCGAGAACGGACAAGACTCCACCGCCATTTAGGTCGGAGTAGTCATCTTTCACTCAATGATTTTAGCATTAAGTGAATTTTGTACTTATTCTCCGTCTAGGACAAATTCCATAGAGTTTAAGCGAAGATTCGCAACCGCTTTTGCAAAGGTGCGAGCCATATCTAATGTACCTGCTTGAGCATACATACGGTGTTCTGTTTGTACGCCAAGTGAATTGAATGACCGAAACGAAATCTTGTAAGGCAACTCATTTGTCGTCTCGGTCAATTCAATTTCAATATATTCGCGTGGGGCAATCTCATGCGATACGAACGGTCTGCCAGTTTCGGATACAACGACTTTAGAGCCAGCGATGTTGCTGACGAAGTAATCAGTCCAAGCCACTATTTTCCCCTTTCGTAAGGAAATTATTAACCCCTAGCATACTATACGATGGTTAGAAAGGCGCAACATCCGAACCGAATGGAGCGCTCCACGGGTCAGGCGTAGATGGGTTGAATGAGGCATCTGTACGCTGGACAACACTTGCCGTGGTTGTATGGCGCTTGAGGTCAATACCCACATTCCAAGCGGTAACGGCAATCTTTGAGCGCTTAGCCCCTGTTGCCTTATCATCCCAATTCTCTTGAACTGCGGTGCCTACAACAATTACGGACATTCCCTTTTGAACCGAATCGGCTACATTCTCTGCGGTTTTACCCCAACATTTAATATCCCAAAATGTTGTATCGGTGTTTTCCCATGAGCCATCGGCTTGTTTAACTGATTTAGATGATACGACTGTAAAGGTTGCAATTGCTTTTCCGCTAGAGATTACACGCAACTCTGGGTCGGCTACTACATTTCCCGTTATAGTTAATTGAGTCATTAGTCATTTTCCTTCGTTTATAGGTATCGGGATGATATTTAGTTGTGTTCTCATTGCTGACCGTTCTCTAGGGCTTGTTCCACCCCAGATTCCGACTACTGAATAATGTAGCGCGTAGGTCAGACATTCTTTTTGCCAAATACACTTTCTGCAAAGTGCCTTTACTTTTTTATTTTCATCAGTAACCCTATGGTCGTCTGGAAAATAAAAGTCCGTTTCAATCCCCCAACAAGTCGCTCCTTCGAACTGCCACGGCTTCAACACTAATAAAAACCTCTCTCTCCTCATTCACTATCAATGGATACGGGGAATTAGGAGATAACCTAGCCAATAAATTGCCATTACGCCATACCTTGCCACCAGCAATTCCATCGTAATTAGAACTCTCTGGCTTTACTAAAGAGTCACACTCATTCCAGAATTTACAGTTTCGACAATATTGCAATCCAGGTTGGGCAAGGTCTAATTGATATTGGTCAAAGAGCCACGGGTCTGAATTGCGACACGGGGCATTATCTATAAACTCTAATAAACTCATGGTGTAAATACTAGAGTTAGTTATTTGATTTGTTTGTGATTTGGCTCTCTGGGCGTGTCGCTAAATCGCCGTATCTTTCAACTAGAAGTTTCTGGAGAAGTTCCAGTCTCTCCTTCTCCGTCATCGTCATCGTCAAAAAGGTTGTCCTCTCCCCAAGTGTCTATCGCGTGATGCAGTAATCCTTTTTGTCGCCAATCAGGTTGCTGGTCATCTGCCAAAGTAGTTGTCCAGAAACCGTTGGCGGTTCCATCTGTCCATTCCGCTACCAAGACCCAGCCAGTACAAATGGCTGGGTCAAGGAAAGCAACTCTGGCTATATCAGCAAGAGCATTATCTATCGCGGAAGGTTTTTTCTGTTCTTCATCCATACGCCCACTCTAGTACCAAAAATTTCGGTGCCAGAAGTTATCGGCGTTACATGGCGTGTCGTAGCGAGATTGGATATAAAGAAATCCTCTTTCAATCTGTCGCTCAACCGTAGTGTCTGGGTCAAGTCCTAGAATCTGAGGAATTCCACCCGCGTGTAAGCGCTCGCCATTTTGGTAAACGGCTTGCTTGTTATACGCGTTCGGTCTCCAATTTGATTCGCCAGTCCACAAATCAACGAGACAAGCCCATTGCTTAGGTGTATCCCAGCCAAATAAAGCCAACTGGGTTTTGGCGTATTCCTTTGCCGCCTCTGGTGTTCTTTCAACCAGAACTGGCTTAGGAGGTGCTACTGGTTCAACTATCTCAACTGCATTTGCCGAAGGGTCTCTTGGCATCTGAAGCGGATTGGTTGTAATCAGTAATGCGCTGATTAGCGCTATGTGAATCGGTTTTAGCGAAAGTTTTCCATAAGTACGCATATTCCTCCATGGTTCGGAGCGAACGATTCGGCGTTACTGGATGTAACGAATCCCTGTCGTCAGTATCGGACTGACCTCGCTTTTGAGGTGTAGGTAGTTTGCGACCTGAATCAAAGGTAGCAGATTATTCTGTGATTACAAATTAAGTGGGGTAGTAAATAAAAAGGTGTTCGGTAGGGGAGCCAACACAATGCCAGTCTATGAGAGAGGACAGACAGCATCGGGCAATCTACCCTACCGAACTTGGGTACCCGAGAAAAATGGTACACCAATTGGGTATAGAACACCCGCTGGGAACGGAACGGCGCTCAACCAGCGGGTGTAATTCACCAACCAGTAGCCCAGAAAGAAACTGGTTGGTGAACTTTATTTAGTCGAGGCGACTCTGACCGTAGGCATTGATTCCGTACTTGTTAAGCACTTCAGCAAATGCACTAGCGAAAGCCGCTTTGCGGTCTACGCTCTGTCCGAATTCACGAACCCAGATTTCGTAGCCACCGTAATAGCCCTTGCTACCGATTCCTTGAGCCTTGAGCCAATTCACAAACGCACCTCGCGCTGGTGAAATGTTTACCCAAGCAAATCCGCAAAGACCATCAAGGATGTAAGTTTTCTTACTGAAGTCAATCTCATTGCTAAGACCGATTGCATCTCCAACAATAAACTTTGGAGTATCTGCATCTTTGCCAGCGTTAAGACCAGCCTCGTATGCTTCACGATAAATGTTTCGGCATTGAGTTTTTGTTAGCGCCTTCTTCTTTGCTTCTTGCTTAGCAACATACGCACCAATAATGCGATTGCTTTCTGCGTGAATATTTGTTTCTGACATTTATTCTTCCTCCTTCTTGATTTTTCCTGTGAACTGGATTTCCTTGATGTAAGCCCTGTTGTACGCTAAGTAGTTCTCGATTTCGCCAATGCTCTCGAACTCAACTTCTACTTTGTTGATTTCGCCTCTGTTCCATTGGTTTTCAATCTTGACGACTGCTTTTATCATTTCCGTTCCTCTCTCTCACTTACAAGATAAGGATACCCTACTGGGGTTTAATAATCAAATCCAGACGAGCCTTACGGCGAGCGTGTCGCTTATCGGCTTCCTCGGACAGTATGCGCTCGCGCTCGCGGGCGCGTATGCGGGCTAGAGAGGCTTCAGAGACCTTCTGAGGCTCTTTGAACTTGCTCCACGATGGAATTAACATCAGAACCACTTTCCGCTCTCAATTGACCCCACAACCCCGAATACGAGGAAGATTGCGAGGAATAGCCCAACTGCATCCAGCCATTCAGAGACTTTGTAGCCACGCGCTGTAACGCGACCACCTTGCTTTTCTAGGTATCTAGCCAACATGGTTTTTCTCTCCCTTGATTAGTTTGATGATTCCGTATGCGACCAATGAAGCATCTGCCTCGCATCGAAAGCAATACGGCTTACCTTTGACGAATGTGATTCTGTACTCGCTATTGCAGGTATAACATTTCATTTCTTTACCTCGCATATCACTTCAGATTCTCCGCGACCTGTTAAAACCGCGATGATGTCTGACTTTGGAATTTCTCTCTCTAAGATAATTCCTTCCTTGCCAAATCTGTTAGCAAAGAATTCTGCTTTGGATTTATTTAGTGTCCATGAAAGTCCATCTTCATTAAGACCCTTAACGCATCCACGGTAAATGGTAACCAACTCTGGTAGTGAATTCAATAACTGAACCTCTGATTCATCCATTAAATAATGGCGCTCAGGGCGATTTGATGAGAGCAACTCTTTCCATTGCTCAAGGTTCTGCCATTGATTTTCGGTATCTGTCCAGATGCTAGAAAGAAGTGACCAGTATTTTGTATCTGGTAAATCTTTAGCAATCGAGATAAATGCCTGTAGTCGGTATGGGCGTTCGTGCAGATAGATAATCTGGTTGTACTTTCTATGCAAGACCGCATCAATCAAATCTTGCTTTTTCTGAATGTAGTAGGCATTGGCGCTACCGTTCGACCATAGTGGTACTTGATATACCAACGGATGACGAAGTTGAGCGCCAAGCGCACCGTCTGTTTCTAAGTACGGCACCAAATCAGGATGGAGTGGCTCGTTAGTCTCCGCTATCAAGCGCTGAAGTCTTTCATCTATCTCGGTCATTAGTAGCCTCTCTTTCCGTACTTCTTGATGAGGATTGCTTCTTGCTCCTCATAAGTAATGTCATGCTTTTGAGCCAAGTTGAAACAAATCAACTGAGCAATCTCTCCAGCGAAAGCCCTACGGTCTTTTTGGTGCTGGATGCTTTCCTCTGTGTGTGGTGTGCCATCGTAATATTCTGTAACGATTTCGCGTTGTGAATCTGCGTACTGGCTGTACCACTCTGTAATCGCTGAACGCTCTGTCTTGATTTCTCTTGTCCACTTGCCTTCTTTGTAAGTTAAAGGCTGACCTGATGCTGTTGGAGCATTTGCCTTTTCCTTAGCGATTCGCTCAGCCTTCTTTGCTTCGCGCTCTGCCTTTGCTTGAGCCTTGGCAATCTTGTCGGCTGTCACGATTCGTGATGGGCGATTCAAAGTTTCTGCTGGAGCAGATGGATAACAAATTGTGCAAGCATCCTGACCAGCATCATCAACGATTGTTGCTTCATCATCATTGCTGTACTGAATCAACCATTGGTAACGAGTAGTTGGGAAGCAGGTTGAGCAATCCAATGAACTGTGAACATGACCGTTGCTGGCAAGAACCAAGAACGCTCTTGTCCATGGGTCTTGGTCATAGATTGCATCTAAATCACGAATCTGACCATTAACTTTGCGAAGGTCGGCTTTGAAGATATAAATTTTTCCTTCGTACTTTGCAATTTCACCAATACGGGTTGGGTAATGCTTTTGGTAGAACTTCAAAGAATCTTCTGCGCTCTCAATCTTGCTAATGATTGCCCAACGCTGGTTATGCAATTCTGATAGTTCTGTATCTATCTTGACTGCGAACTCTTTTGTAACCACCTTGGCTCCTCTCTCTCATTTCTAAAGATACACTACTGGGGTTAGATATGCAAACTCATGCCAGCCCTGAAATATCGGCGTGTCTAGGCTTGTCTGGAGCCTGAGCCTGAATCCTCGATTTGTTTATCCAACCCCAGTAGTGTATACTAGGAAATGAGAGGGGGCAGATATGAGAATCGTCATCTGTTCTGAATGTGGCAAGGAATGGCAGTTAAGAAGTGGAATGGCTTTTGAAAGCCTTTGGAGACACATCAAGAGAGAACACAAAAAAGAACAAATCCAAATCGCGGCGTAAGGAGAGATATGCCTAAAAGTAAAAGAGACCAAACCCAGCGGGTTTACAAGGCTGAGAATTATGTTATGGAAAAGAAAGAGCAATGGACTCTTGAAGAATGTCAGAAATATGTAGACAAACTTCTCAAGAAGAAAAGAATTCAAGACAACTATCCATGGGCGAAGAATCACAAAATCTTTGTGACCCATGGAGGCACAGGTCGAAGGATGGCTTATGCGACCTTCACCTATCGCGGGGCGACAATTAAATTACCGCCTTGGGCTAGAAACCAATATGTCGTATTGCACGAAGTTGCCCACCACCTTGATTGCTTCGAGGATGGGCATACCGATTCATTTGCGACAATCCTTTTAGATTTAGTGCGCCGTGAGATGGGCAAAGAAAAGGCTGAACTCCTTCAGGCTTCTTACCACTTACACGGGGTTAAAATCCAGAGTGGCAAGAAAGTCGTCAAGGCTCGTTGCCCACAATCCAAAAAAGAATGGGTAGCCGAGCAACGCCAATCAAAGAGCGAGCGCAAATCTAAAATCAACGCCCAGACTGAAGAAAAAGAGCAATTCAAATTACGGGTTGCAAGAGGCGAAGAAATTCAATGCTGGTTCGAGAACTGTACTGGTAGCGCAAAAGGCGATGTTGAGGTTATCCGCTGGTCACGCGAGCGAATCCAATTCCAATGGAACTGGAGATGCCCACGATGCGAGCGCGGAAGATGGGAATGGCAGAATCGTCAATACGATGCCGAGACACACGGCGTACTTGCCGTCTCTCGAAACGGTGTATGGCGTTAAGGCTTCTTCTTATCAACCTTGCTGAAGGCTTCGTTGATTTCTGTGGTGGTTAGTTTTCCATCATCGAGGAATGAGCGAGCCAGAGATTCAACCACGGTTGCAACTCCAAGCAAGCCAGCCATAAGTGCGGCGGTCAATGGTTCAAGACCAAAGAGCGAACCTGCACCAATAACTGATAGACCAGATGCGGCGAATACTGAAAGAATCCGCATAACTACATTGTTTACATTTTTCATTCTTCATCCTTATTTCTTCTTAGTGGGTAAGTGAGAATCCAAATTCCGAGGCACCATAAAGTCGCATAGGCAACTGCCGATTTAGCAGACCCGTCAATGGTTACCCATGCAATAAAGAAACCCAGCATGGTAAATAACTGACCGATTAGGTCATTGAAGAAGTTCTTCATTTACATTCTCCTTATAGATAGTGATGCAATTGCTCCCACGATGACCGAGGCAACAACAACTGTTTGTGATTCTTCGCGTTCTGTTGTGGACATATCTGCCCCAATATTTCCTATCGCCATAAGTGCCTTAGCAGGGTCGGTGAAAATTGCTCCTACTAATTCAGATGGGTTTTCTACCAACTCAAGGGCATCAGCGACCTCGGCTGTTATGACGATTGGCTCGCCACTTTCATCAACACGGGTTTCAACTGGTGTCTCGGGTGGTAAATCTTCGTAATCAATTCCCGCTTCAGCGATTGCCGATGCTGTTACTGGCTCACCTTCGAACTGAGCAATAATCGCTTCAGCAACAAGACCCTTTTCCGCTTCAGTAAATTTTCCATCTTCGGAAAGAGTTTCTGAAAGATTGTTTACTTCGTCTTGAGTAATCTCGCCATCGGCTGAAAGGGCATCAAGAATTAAATCTTCTTCGGCTCCAGATAAAGCGCCGTTATCCGAAAGAGTTTCAATTAACTCAGTCGCTTCGGCTTCAGTAACTTCTCCATCTGCCATCAATGAATCAACTACCGCCTCAGCATCAGCGGGTGTAATCTTTCCATCGGACAAAACATCGTCAATAACTTCGGAGGTTTCTAATGGTTCAGGAGACGGTTCTTCTATTGGCTCTGGTGGCACTATTGGCTCTGGCTCTGGCTCGGGCGTTGGTTCTGGCGTTTCAACTGGCTCGGGCTGAGGCTCGGGTTCTGGTTCTGGAGCAGGAGTTGGTTCAGGCTCGCTCGGCAATGGTTCTGGCTCAGGCTCGGGAATGGGAGTTTCATCGGGAGTCGGGGAAGGCTCGGGAGATGGAGTAGGTTCTGGCTCTGGCTCTGGTTCTGGTGTAGGTTCGGGTTCAACGGCGGGAGGAATAGGCGATGGCAAAGGTGTGGGTTCAGGTGTGGACTGCGAAGGTTCCTGGCTCGGTTGAGGTTGAGGAGTCGGACTTGCGGCAGGTTCAGGGTTTGGAGTCGCTGGCAAAGTTGATTCCGATGTTGGTGAAGGCATCGGAACACTCGGGCTGGGAGATGGTTGCGGATTGGTCGCGCTCTCCGTTGGTGTCGGTTGAGGAGACGGTTGAGGTTCTACCGCCGTTGGAGCATCCCCAAATCCAAGACTGACCGCAAGTGATTTATATGTTCCGCCACAAGGGTCACCAAATAAATCGTTAATTGCCATAATTGTTGCAATTGCTTTACCCAAAAATTCTTCAGCAACTTTTTCGATTGAATTGGGTGCGTGGCAATCACCGATTGAATATCCGTTTGGTGTTCCATAACTTGCAAATATAACTGAGGTAAATATCTTTCCGATAGGAGCAGAAAGCGTTAGACCATCTCCCTCATTCGCACTACCATTAACGCTATTAGTTTGAGGAATTGGAGAAGGCGATGGAGTTTCTATTGGTGGCGGAGATGTTGGGCTTGGCGTTGGTGTCGCTTCTGGGATGGTGGTGGGCGATGGGGAAGGTTCAGGACTTGAAGTTGGAGTTGAAGATTCAGAAGGAACGGGTTCAGGAATTGCAGTTGGCTCTGGCGAAGGAGAAGGCGAAGGGGTTGCGCTGGGAGAAGGTTCGGGAGATTGAACTGGGGTAGGTGAACTAATCGAGATAGTAAAGATTGGTCCGTACCATCCACCCCAAAATCCAGCATCTATGCCTGAAACAGAAATTGTTGCCTGACCTGAGACTACGGCGCTGACCGTTGCCATCTCAATTGTGTTACCGCTGGTAGTTTGATTATTGATAGAAACTGTCCAGTTATCGGGAATCGGCGTACAGGAGCCAATGCAGTTTGCGATTGTGTTATTGACCGTGACGGTAACGGTTGAGCCATCCGAGACATTGGTGATGTAGGAGGCGCTACCCCCTCGGTAGTCGAATTGAACCGAACTGCCCGAGACATTGCCGTTTACCACGGATTCCCATGCGTTATCAGCCCCAGCATCATTCATCGGGAGCCAAGAAAGCACGAAAACTATAGATACGGCTAAAGCAAGCCTGAAATACCGCATCTGACCCCCTAACTCGGGGTCACTAGGACACGATATGTAGCCTAATTGTACCAATGGGATAATCTATGCTAAACTGGGGTTGTAAATGAGAGAAAGGGAGAATATGTCAAAAGTAAAAATCACTTGGAAGGCTTTTGGAGATAAGCCAGAAATCGGGCGCTTCATTAGTTCTGTTGAATTCGAGACTGAATTCAAGGTTGAAGAATTTGATGTAAACAAGTTCTTAGAGGTTGTTTACCACAATACAAACACTTACTCAGGAAACTTATGGCAGATAATTGAGCCAAAGTTATCTGCAACTCGCACTCACACATCTATCTCAGTCGGTGACGAAATCGAGATTGACGGTCAGGTTTACATCTGCGCTGATTTTGGTTTCGAGAAGATTGAGGATGTTGAGATAAAGCGTTTCAGCGATGATTCAATCTTTCGTGTTATTAAGAAAGATAAGGTTGATAACTAACCCCAGTTATGTTAAACTCAGGTTGTAACCAAGAGAGAGGATACAAAATGGCAACACCAACAGGTCGCCCATTCAACGAGGATGAACTTCTCGGTCAGATTGGTCGTATGAATGTCTTTGCAATTTCAGGTGGTCGTGTCGGCGTTATTGCAGAAAATGGCGTAACAGTCGAGATTGAATTACCAGTTTCTAATGGCTATCGAGTCTCAATTAAATTAGGTTGGGATGATACTTGGACAGTCAGCCGTCAATTTGTCCGTAAGGGCGTAGTTTTCGATAAGGGAACTATTGAAGGTGTCTATCCAGAAAATGTTGGCGAAGTTGCTTACCAAGCATCTTGCTTCCGTTCTAACTACGACTTTGGAAAGGTGGTTGCATAATGAATATCATTGAAGCGAAGAAAATCGTAGGCAATCAACCAACTTGGGCTTTGCAAAATATGGTCAAGGCTCTTAAGATGCTACCAGCGCTCAATACAGCCGAGGATGAACTGAATCTTCAGGCGGCAAAAGTTGTGCTGAAAGAGAGAAGTAAAAAATAATGGAAGATGCAATCATTGTTCATTCGCCTGAATATGCGAACTGGGTCTTTGACCCTACGCACCCCACGCAGGGGCGCAGGTTCCTGCTCGGGCGTAATCGCGTAATTCTGGAAGGGCAAGACCGCCGACTCAACATTGACGAATTCCCACCAGAGATTCCTCATACTGACGACCTTTTGTTATGCCACGACCCGATTTATGTCCACGATGTAACTGTTAAGGGCTTATCGGATGAATGGGATGGCGCTCGCCACGACCTAGGAGACCTTGCAAAGTTATTCGTAGGCGGAACTCTTACTGCTCTTGATTTGCTCTTGGAAGAAAAGACCAAGTTAGCAATTCACTTAGCAGGTGCAAAGCATCACGCGATGCGCGACTATTCCAGCGGATTTTGTATCTTCAATGACTTTGCTATCGCCGCAACTAAATTAACCCAACTCGGTAAGAAGGTTGCGATATTCGATTGCGATGCTCACCACGGAGACGGTACCGAAGCGCTAACTCACGGTAACAAAGACATTCTTACATTCTCGGTTCATCAATGGGGGATTTTTCCAGGAACAGGATTGACTTCTGACTGGGAGCGCCACGCTCTTAATTTTCCTCTTGTCGCTAATACCGATGATGAAGGATTAACGGATGCAACTCAATCATTCCTTGATGTCTGTTTTGACTTTGAGCCAGACTTTATCTTTATCGCTTGCGGTGCAGATGCACTAGCAGACGACCCTCTTTCGGAATTGAAATATACCGTGGGTGGTTATGAACTCGCTATGAAAAGTATCCGAATGGCTTACCCAGACACGCCTATCCTGTTTGGGGGCGCTGGTGGCTATCTGCCAGACGACCAGACTCCCGACCTATGGGGCAAGGCAAGTCTCGCGCTGGTGGCTCCTAGGGGCTGACGGTACGCTTGGGCTATGACAACAATCGTGGCTATCCAGCATAAGGAAAAAGTAGTTTTTGGGGCTGACTCACAAACAACTTCATCCGATGGTCGAACATCTAATCATCCAAAGATGGTAAAAATAACCGAACGCGGAGATTTTCTTATTGCTGGTTCTGGCGAATGTGCGCCCTGCGATATTGCTCAACATATCTGGATTCCACCTAAGCCAACTGCAAAAGATTTTTTAGATATTTACCATTTTATGATTTCTAAAGTTGTTCCTTCGCTGAAGGCTTGTTTCAAAGAGCAAGAATACAAATGGAATGAATCCGATGATGGAGAAACTAAATTTGCTTTCTTGATTGCTGTCGGCGGTGAGGTATTCGAACTCGCTGAAGATATGAGCATCTCCCTTGATGATAAAGGTTTCTACGGTGTCGGCTCTGGTTCTGGTTATGCCATCGGTGCGCTCTCTGCTGGGGCTACGATTGAAAAGGCTTTGCAGATTTCAGCCGATAACGATGCCTATACATCTGCCCCATTTATCTATAAGACACAGAAAAAGAAAGTTGCAGTATCTCGGAATAAGTAGTATCCTACCCCTGTTATATTAACTGAGAGAGAGGTACACAATGGATACAAACGAAGTCAATAAGAAATTCGAGGAAATCGTGAAGCCAAAGTCAAAGGCTGTAAAGCGTAAGC